CAACCGCACTCGTCAAAAGCACGGTGCGCGTATGTTCAACAATGCGTTTTCGGTTGACACCTTCTTCTATAGTCAGTCTGAGGGCGTAGCGTTGTGCTCGAACAGCCACGGGACCAATGCTAGCGGTGTTGATACTTCTTCCGGGTTTGACAATCTGGCAACAGCTTCTCTGACAGCCACGGCTGTTGCGGCTGCTCGTAACCAGATGGTTGGATACCGGGATGATCGCGGCAATCGCATCTCAGTGATGCCCGACGAGTTGTGGATCCCAAATAACCTATACGATGTTGCGTATGAAATCGTGGCGAGTATGGGTAAGGTGGACACTGCGAACAACAATCGGAACGTCCATGAGGGTGCTTACACCATTCATGAGTGGAACTACATGACCGACACCAATAACTGGTTTATGTGCGACAGCGCATTGCGGTCAGAAATGCTCATGTGGGTTGAGCGCATCCCCGTTGAATTCGCCTTCGTCGAAGATTTCGACACTCTGATTTCTAAGTGGCGCGGTTATATGCGCTATGCCAACGCATGGATTGACTGGCGTTGGGTTCTTGGTTCTCAGGTTAGTTAAGGAGCGAATCATGCCAAGCAAAAATGGATACCCTGCTCGCACGCGAAGTGCCGCGCCGGGGCGCTCATTCCCTAAAAGGACGAGCAATTCAAAAACCTTTGGCAAGAAAAGCGGCTTTGTAGCGGGGGCTGAGAAGTCCCCGCGCAAAGGCTCAATGCGGAGAAAGTAGATGGCTAAGCAACCTGCCAAGAAGAAGGCCCCTGCCAAGAAGAAGGCCCCTGCCAAGAAGAAGGTTTTGGATAGCCCGATGGACAGAGTGTCTGTCTCTCGTACTTTAACGCTGACTGTCCAGCGTAAGTACGCAGATCGTGTTGATGGCCTGCTGCTCGATGCGGCGGCTTCATGCGAAAACAAAATCGCGGGGCTGGACGTGGATGTGTCAGACGCTGATGTCAAGACTGTTGAAAGGGCTTAACATGAGCAACGCAGACTATTCAGAAATCAGTTCTCGGAAGGCCTTATCTGGTAGGGCGGTGTCGCCACCAAAAACTGGTGTCAAAGCATCTTCTAACCCAGGCTTCCCTGAAAAGCCTGGTCCTGCTGGTGGGCTGCCCGGTAAAGGCGGCCCAAATCGTAATCCTAGCGGCGTTGGTAAACGCGGCAAATTTCATGTGAAATCGGAGGGTATTTAAATGTCTTTTCTCACACAAAACGGAACCTTAGCGTCTGTGATGCCGTCGCTGATGGGCCGCATTCACTGGGTAGCGCCCGGTGCTGGCGGGTACAGCTTGAATGGCGAAACCTTTACGGCTGCTGATGGTAACGACGGGGTCAGCCCCGAGCATGCACTGGCGACTATTGACCAGGCAATCGCCAACGCGACAGCGAGTGCTGGTGAGGTAATTATGTGTCTGCCTGGTACCCACACGCCTAGTGCCTCGCTCGCTCTTAGTAAGGCGGGCGTTAAACTACTTAGCCTCGAGGCGGTACTCGGCGGCAACCTCATGCGGCTGAGTACGACGATTGCGGCTGTGACTGGGGACCAGACAGCTAATGCCACGGCTGCGGATGTGGAAATCGCCGGGTTTAATATCATACCGGTTACGGCTGACACGGCGATTGATTTTACCAACGCCGCTGACGGATTGCATGTGCACCACTGTAAATTTGATATGGCTACACCGGTTGCGAGCACTGGGACTAAGGGTTTGGAAGCCCTGTCTGGTGCCGAGGGCGTGAATTTCCACCACCTGTATTTTGATTGTGATGGCGCGCAAGGTCCTGCCTTCGACATTACTGCCTGCACTGATGGCCTGATTGAGAACTTTATCATCGGTCTTTCTGCTGGTACATGGGATGTCGCAGTTCAGTGTGGTGCAGGCACTGACGGCATGACTATGCGAAACGGCAAGTTTCTTGCGGGCGCGGCGACGATCACGACTGGTATCGACGGTACTGGCGTAGCGACGGCGAGTGCAGTGCATTGTGACCGCCTGAATTTCGCTGATAGTGTCACGCAACCTCTCCGTAACTTTAGCGCTGGCGAGGCTGAGCTTGTTGAGTGCTATTCCGCTGGTGTAGGCGCTGGCGACGGTGGGGCGCTGATTACTGCGATTTCAACATAACATAACAGGAAAGTATTATTATGACTGCTCAAGATTTAGCCCGCCAAGATACGGCCACTCCGCAAAAAGCGGCTCACCAGCCTCTCTTGAGGCCAACTCAGGTTGAGGATCTGTCCGACGAGATTAGGGCAGTAGACAGTCAACTTTCGGCACCCGAGTATATTTCGAGCCAGATTGACAAGCCCGCCAAGGCTAAGCAAGGTATGCGGCTCCGCAAAACCTTGGATGAGTACACACCCCAACCATTTGTGGGTGAGGAACTTGACTTGGCGGTAAAAGTTGAAGAGACGCTTCGAGATCAGATCACAACTGGTATGTGCACGCAGGAGGAGATGCGCCGGTGCCCTGCCGGTGCTCCTGATAAGCATGCATCGTGGGAAAAGCGGAATAAGGATGATATCCTTTCGTGGAAAAACATTCGCTTACGGCTTCAGGCGTCCGGTGTTGAATTTGGTGGCATGGGTGCGCGCAGTAACAACGTCGCCAACTTGGAATTGTACCGCCCGTCTGGTGGCACACAAGAACTGCCGATGCATAATCAGCTTGTGGCCAACAAGGATTTCCATAATCTGCACGCGGTAACTGGGGAGACAACTGTCTTTTCCGATGCGGAACTTGCTCTGATTAAGGCTGAATTTCCAGACATCTATGGCCAACTGTCTCTACTGGACAATGATCAGCGCGCTGTGATTAAGGCTCAAGTGGCTGCTCTTGCTGCGGCTGATGTTGAGACCCCGCCAGAGGTTACGGCCACCGCGGATAATGAGTCCGCGGCAACGTTCGACCTTAATCAGCACTTCTTTACGCTCCGCAAGAATGTCAAGGATGCAACTGGCGTAACTGCCAAAGATAAAGAGCACGCCATCGCCCTCATTAAAGAGCATGGCTTGAAGTAACAGGAGAGCGGCATGGCATTCCCTTATGTTTTCCAAGGCAACTTTGAAGACGGTACACTTGGTAATTTCGATAGCGAAACAGACACTGCGTCGCAATTGGATTTCCCGCACTACACTGAGTTGGCGCGCTATCCGCAGAAGGGCATGGTGCCATATGCCGGTGCTTACGCTATGCGGGTTGCTTTAACCGGCGGTACGGCGGACGCTTACCTTGTTGAGGCCGACGTTAACATTGCCGCTGCTGCGACAAACTATTTTAGGTTCCCGCTTTATATTAGCCCTGATTTTGCTGCTACGGCTGATGACACAATCAATATCCTTGAATTACTTGCCTCAGCTACGGTAGAGGCTTGTTTTGGATTGCGCATAGTCGCGGCGACTGGCGTTATTAATTTTGGCGTTGGTGAGACGGCCCCCACTGACTTTACCTCTTTCGCCATTGAGCGCGGCGTGTGGTACACGGTTGAGTTATTGGTTACTGTTGATGACGGTGCCTCTAACGACGGCGTTATTAGTCTCTATGTGACGCGAGATGGCAATGATCACACGGACACGGTAGAGGCGACCGTGACGGCCCTCGACCAGGGCGCTATTACAGATGCAAGGTTCGGTGTCCAAGATCATTTAGCGACGACCACTGGTACTCTTTTGTTCCATGGCTTGACGCAAGACGATGGGCGACTATACCCCGAGGGCCGGTATCTAAACCATAAGAATATCACCATCAATCAGCACCTCTTTGTGGGGCGTGGCGATGTTGATTTAGTGGCACTTTTGAAGACGTCTGCCACTAATGAGGTGGCCCGGCTGTACGACACTGACCATGGCGAGGCACACGATCTTCATTTTGTCTGTGATCTTCGCGCGGGTGCGACAGAAATGATTGATACAACCCTACACTTTAGCCACGGTTGTTTCATTTCCTTGACCGGAACGAACCCTGTCGCGGGCATTACCATTCACGGGAAGGGGGCGTATCGGACTCATGATGGGCCTCAGGCCTACAATGATGCGCTGGTCAAGGCACATGGATTAAGAGCGAAGGCTCATTAGGAGGATGGGAACATGGCTGCTACAGACGCTACTCGCCCTCCGAAGGATTTCGCGGACCTCTATACTGATCTGACGAACCGTATCAGAGAGCAAACAGGGGTTGCGGCAACCCAAAATCAGGCTAAGCGATACATCAATCTAGCTTTGCACGATATGCATCTCGGCTTTGAATATAAAATGCCGTGGGCGGAACGACGTGCGATTGTCCGCACCCAAGCACCGTACACGACTGGCACAGTCACCATTGGTAAGGGCGACACAACTCTTGTGGGTTCTAGTACTTTATGGAACACCGCGAATGACTTCTCCGTCAATAACGTTCGCGTTGGCGGCAAGATAACCATCGCCGGCACATCAGACGTTTATGACGTTACCGCAGTTGCAAGCGACACGTCACTCACTCTTGGGCAGGCATTTATCGGCTCTGACGTATCCGCTGAGACCTATATTTACTTCGAGGACGAATACGCGCTGGAAAGCGACTTTCTTCGTTTTGTTGATATGCATCAATTTTCCCCTGAACGGAATATAGGCATAATCTCCCGCACTGAATTCCGCCGAAACTTCCCATCTAACGATCTCCGTGGCACTCCTGTTGTGGCTACAATTATCGATAAGCCATTTTCCGGCAATACCACGCCAGTCAGAAAGGTGAAGTTGCACCGTGCGCCTGATAAGGAATACTTGCTGCCGTACGATTACATTACGAGCAATCTGGCGGTAGACGCTTCCGGCACGGCTATAGCTGTAATGTCATCAGATACTGACGAGCCGATTGTGCCGTATAATTGCCGGTCGGCGATCACCTATTTCGCGCTCTATACGTGGTACAGGGACAAAAAAGACGATCTTCAGCGCGCCATGGACGCAAAGTCACAATATATTGACGTGATGACACGAATAGTGTCTGACCAAGAAGTGGGGGCTGTTCGCCCTCAGATAAGGCCTCGGGTATCCCCTTATGTGCGTCGCGCAAGGCGTCCGTATACTGGAGGGTCTCGGCGTTATGATACTGACGGTTCTTTTGACCAGATGAGGTAGAAATGCCAACACGGCGCGTATTTATCAAACATATATTCGGAGGCGGTTGGGCAACTGACCTTGGCCCTAACTTTGGGGGTTTGCCTGATCCGAACAGCCGCCAAATTATAGTGCCATTTTTGGTCAAGGCAGAGAATGTCATGTTTGATCTTGATGGCGGACCTGTTAAAATCCCCGGCGCTGTAAAGCTGAATTCTGCCACCCTTGAATCCGGCGCTGCTATCATGGGGATTTTTGACTATTGGCAACAAGGCACAGCGGGCAGCCCTAACCAGCACCGCATAATTCATGTTGGGACAAAAATCAAAAAAGACGATGCTGACGGAACTTTCACTGATTTATTCACTGGGTTGACGGCGGGCGCTATCCCTAATTATTTCGTTCTTGAGGACCTGCTTGTTATAGCCAGCGACGTGACTGGCGACGTGCCAAGATCCTGGGATGGCACTACAGCGCAGAACCTAGCCGGAACGCCGCCTGATTTTGCTTTTGGCGTAGCGCACAAAAACCGCGCTTGGGCGGCTGGTGTGGATGCGAACCCATCCCGGCTGTACTACTCCGCCCTCCTTGACCCTGCTGATTGGGCTGGCGCTGGTTCGGGGTCGATTGATATAGACCCTAGCGATGGCGACCGCATTACGGGCATTGTCAGTCATCAGGACAGTCTCTTTGTCTTCAAAGGCCCGCGTAAGGGCAGTATTCACCGTATCACCGGCTCAGCGCCTACTGGCGACGATTCATTCGCGCGCAAAACATTTGTTAAGGGGATAGGGGCAGTTAACCATAATTCGATATTTTCCTTTAGGGACGATATCGGCTTTATGTGGAGTGACGGGAGTGTTCGTTCACTATCAGCAACACAGGCATTTGGAGACTTCTCAGAAAACAGCCTAAGCCTGCCTATTAATCGCGGCTATCTTGGCAGCAGCGCAAATTTTGCAAACTTACAGAAGGCGTGGGCGGTCAATGACGAGACGGACGGCATCGTCCTTATCACCCTTCCTGCGGAAGGAAATGCAGACCCAAGTGTGGTTATTATGATGGATTATAGGTTTGACCCTGTGCGATGGTCGAAGTGGTCTGTCTTTGCCGATGTGCACTGCCTCGCCAGCGTTATCGACCCGACTGATAATGATCGTAGGATTGTCATGTCTGGGCATAATGACGGCTTTGTGCGGAAAATGCTACAGCCTGCAAGGGATATAGACGGTTCCGACGCTATCCCTTATGAGTGGAAATCGCCGTTTATGGACTATGGCCTTGGCGACAAGATGAAGACCTTGTCCAGTATGGCTGTCGGGCTTGAACCGAAAAACAACCAAGCAATCACGCTCGGCTGGACTCGCGATGATAATTCTGAGCAGTCTATTCAGATAAACCAAGGCGGCGTATCTGATGTGCTCGGCAACGCAGCAGCGAACGAGTTCACCCTTGGCACGTCACAGCTTGGGGGGTCGAGCTTTATAGACCAATTTACTGCTTTGGGCGAAGAGGGTGGCGAATTTCGTGCAATACAGTATAGTATGAGTAACAGCGGTGTTGGCGAGAACGTTGCGGTTCATACGTTCTCATCATTCGTAGCTATTGGCGCAGAAAGTACGGAGAACTAGAAATGGCTGTAAGCCCATTTAAAACATTCAGTGCAGGTGAGGTTTTGACGGCCTCTGATCTGAATTCCAGCTTTACGCGCATTACGGATAACGGCGAGGATTTGGGCTGGCCTGCGACTAAAGCCAAGGACTTGGATGGGCAAGAGCTTATTTTTGATGCTGACGGCGATACTTCGATCACTGCGGATACCGACGATCAGATTGACGTGAAGATTGCTGGCGCGGATGATTTTCAATTTGTCGCCAATATCTTTCGCGCTCTTTCCGGGTCTAGTTTTGAAGCCGACACAATTAATGAAACGACTTCTGCCGCTGGGGTTACTGTTGATAGCGCATTAATTAAAGATGGTGCCTTCAGACCTACTGGCGACACTGCTGCTGGCGATACCGCTGCGCTTGGCTATACGGCGGCAGAAGGCGCTATCTTAGCGGGGCAGGGGTCTACTAATGATGTTACTATAAAAAATGACGCTGACCAGGTGGTTGCCAAGGTCCTTACCGGCACAACTGATCTGACTTTGGCTAGCGGCATCCATATTGGCGGCGAGACAGCCGCTAATTTGCTGGATGACTATGAGGAAGGCTCGTGGACTCCGACAATGACATTTGATACGTCTGGCTCAGTTGGTTATTCTGGCCAAGTAGGCAGGTACATCAAGATAGGCCGACAGGTTATAGCATCGTTCTCTATAGCCATTAATTCTGCGTCGAGTCCTCTGGGCCCGGCGAATATCGCTGGGTGGCCGTTTAATGCAAACAGCAGCTATTTTTGGCAAGGCATATGCGTATTCGCCGCTGGCGGTGTCTCTATACCGGAGCCTTTATTTATAAACATGCAGACATCCCTGGCAAAAATACGGTACCAAGGCAGCACC